GGACGTAAAATTTACTACTGTAGTAATGCCCGTTCTTTGTTGGTATACAGGAATCCAACCTCCTACACTAATAAATAGAGGGTAGAGATACCCTCTTTTTTAATGGCTTTAGAATATTCAGAGATAATGTGTGCAGGTGCGATGTTTTATAGCACCACTCAACTGAAGGCTGCAACTAAGTCTGAGAAGTGCTTACATCAATGGGTTAATAAGACTGCGGCTATAGTTAACAATGGATCTAATGTTCAATATGGATCCAGTAAGGCAGAATTCGTCAACTATATGGCTCAGGATATTCCTAAGCTTAGTGATAAGAAAAGATCAGACCTACTAAAGAATGCATTACAGGGTATCTCTGCTGCCATAGCAATTAAGAGGTGGTTAGCACATGATCATAAACAGAGGGCAGATATCACAGCCAGTCGTGTGTTCATGACAGGTAACGTATGGCCTGGTGAAGTCCAGAAGTTTAGGATAAGTGCGTACGGATTCGATGATTATAATTCATCAGATATTATTGTAAAGACTGCTAATAGGCAATACTTTGGAGTCTCTTTGAAGAAGAAACCTAAGGCAAACTCAGCAGATCCTACTCTTATTAATAAAGCATTCACCAGTCTTATCAATGGTGATGGTCCTAACAATGTCTTCAAGAAAGCACGAGAAGAATTAGATGAGAGAAGGACAGGATACTTTGCTGCAAGGGTAAGGGATGCAATAGAAGAAGGTATTCTTAACCTTGAGGATGAGGATGGTAAGGATCTATCTAAGACTATGAGTGATGAAGAATTGTTTAGAGGTAATACTCGTAAGACTCTCTTTGCTCACAGAGATAAAGCACAGCAGTTTAAGTATCCTTATATTGATGCTAAGGGTAATCATGTAGAGGGTTATAGTACAGAACCTACCTCATGCAAACTACCTGACATGAAGACCTTTGTTAATAATGACCTAAAGAGAAAGGATAATATGTTATGGGGTAAGTTCAGGGATATTGTCCTTGGATTTGGAACAGACTTTGCTAACCAGTTAATTAATTTGGTACTAAAGGTTAAGTTACAGGATGATCTCTCTGCTAATAAGAGTCTAGCTGCTTATAGGTTTGGGTTTGGTTTGATAACTGGTGTTGGTACAGCTGCTAAGATACCAAAGACAACTGAGTATAAACTTGCTCTTGGTGCAGGTACCTATACTGATCAACATACTATACTATGTGGTCTGAGGAAACTTGCTAATGGTAAAAAGAAATATGAGATAGAAGTAGACCATGATGCTACTGACAAGGCAGATGCTGCTAAGATATTCTTTAAAATATCAAAGGCAAATGTCCCTATCCTAGTCTTAGAGTTAAGATACAAGGGTAAATTCACACCTCAACCTCAGTTCTTTGCTAACATTACACCTCAATTCAAGGAGATCATGGTATCCAAGTGCTTGGTGCCAGATTAATAAGTGTCCACTCGGTCACCCAGAGACCCATCACTCTGTTATAATAAATGTATGGAAGGACGATGACGTGCTGGCACCGATGGGTATCCTTCCAAAACACACAACACACTAACGAGGAGATGGATGTGCCTCTGGGATCGCAACCCAATAAAGAACTAACATCCGCTAGCTATGGCAAAAAACACACACCTAGAGCACCTAGAGGACGACATTTTTAACAGTGGTCCTTCGGGTGTCACCAACTCAATTAATTTCCTGAAGTCACTGAGAGATATGTTGACTGAGGGGGATGGTCAGTCTGCTATGAAGGTAACTACCAAATGGGATGGTGCACCTGCTGTTATATGTGGTAGGAATCCACAGGACGGTAGGTTCTTCGTTGGTACCAAGTCAGTATTTAATAAGACAGATCCAAAGATAGTATACAGTGAGGCAGATGCAGACAGAATCTATCCTGGTTCGACTGTGGGGTCTATCCTTAAAGAGTGTTTACAAAGACTATCCACTCTACCTATACAAGGTGTGTTACAAGGTGACCTGTTATATCAGAAGACACCTTCGGTAATAATGCTAGAGGGTCAACGTAACTATAGTTTCAGACCTAACACTATCACCTATACTATTCCTGTTGACAGTGAGTTAGGTGAGAGAGTAGGTAGGAGTAAGTTGGGTATAGTATTTCACACAGAGTATACTGGTAGGACTATGCAAGACCTAGCAGCAGGCTTTGGTGCTGATGTAAGTAAGTTACAAGGTAAACCAGACGTAGCAGTATTCTCTTCAGAGTTTACTAACGTGGGTGGTGCTGCTAATTTATCAATGGTGGAGAAGGCAAACGTAAACAGGACTATACTTGCTGCTGAAAGAAACTTCAGATCAGGAAGCACATTCATTAAGGGTGTCCAAGATGTAGGTAAAGGACCGTTTACATTACCAGCATTGTTTAAGGTATACTTTAACCAAGTAGTAAGAGAAGGTAGGGTACCTGGTGCTGATGTAATGTCGAAACAATTCTGTTGTTTTATTGATGAGAAGTTTAACAAGGAGATGGCAAAGAAGAAGACTTTAAAATCTAAAGCAGAGTGGATGAAACGACGTAATGAAGCTGTAAAATACCTAAATACTAACAGGTCATCCATGAATTCAGCACTCAGTGGGTTTAAAAACCTGATGGATGCTAAGGTTATGATCATAAATAAATTGACGAAGATCAAAAGTGTTGGTACATTTCTGGAAGAGGAGGGTGGTCTAAGGGCTACTAACCCAGAAGGATTTGTTGCCATTAAAGATGGAGCAGCACTTAAACTTGTAGATAGACTGGAGTTTTCCAGAGCTAACTTTACCGCAGCAAAGGATTGGGGATGAATTTTACACAATTTCTAAGAGAAGCAACTAAAGCTAAGGCAGGTAAGACTGCTGCTGAAAAGAAAGCAGAAGCACAGGAGGCAGACAATCATGTGGCGATTACTTTCGGGAGGTTTAATCCTCCTCATGCTGGTCATGGTAAACTCCTCGATGCTGTTAAGTCTCATGGTGGAGACTCAGGTAATTATAGAATCTATCCCTCAAGGTCTCAAGATCATAAGAAAAACCCCTTAGGTGCTGACCAAAAGGTTGGACACATGAGGAAGTTATTCCCATCACATAAGGAAGCTATCCAAAACAATGAAGCACATAGGAATGTCTTTGACATACTACGTGACCTAAATGATGAAGGTAAAGAGCATGTAACTATGGTAGTGGGGGATGATCGTGTCAAAGAATTCGAGAAGATCACTTCAAAATACAATGGAGTGCACTATGATTTCAAGACTATTAATATCAAGTCTGCTGGTGCTAGAGATCCAAATTCAGAGGATCCAGTCGAGAAGCTAAGTGCATCTGGACAGAGAAAGCATGCATCTGGTGACGACTATGATAACTTCCATGCTGGTCTACCTAAAGGTACCAGTAAGAAGTATGGAAAGACTTTAATGTCTGATGTAAAGGCAGGTATGGTACCTCCTAAGAAGGACACTAAAAAGAAGAAGGTATCAGAATCTGTCTGGGAGTATGCTCCTAAGCTAGACTATGATTCATTCAGAGATTACTATATGCTCAACCAAATCTTTAAGGTTGGTGCATTAGTAGAGCATGACGACACTGGACTGCGTGGTCATGTGGTACATCGTGGAACCAACTATATTATTATGAAAGATGACCAAGACATTGAGATCCGTGCGTGGTTAAAGCACGTTACTGAAGTAACTGAGTTGTCTCCTGAGCAGGAGAGAGCAGCAGATACCAGTAAGGACCAGTCTAATTACTCTGCTGATGACGGCAGTGGTAATACGTGGAAGGCTGGTACAGATACATATAGAATAGCACTTCAAGATATGACCCCTGGTCAAGAGGTCAAGAAGTTTTCTGACTTCAATGCAGAAATCAGAAATAATAAATAATGATGTAGAAGAAACCCTTTCTTTTTAGGTTAGAAGAAAAATGACATTAGAAATGCTTGTATCATCTGCTTTGATGGAGTACACCCAAGTCGAGCAGCAGCGAATCCTTATAGCGTTAGAGGAGGGCACAACCATGCCAACCGCTAGACTTAAGAAGGGACTTGAAAAGGTCATGGAAGTTTTTAATACATGGGAGCCTATCGTAGAAGGATATGCTGGCTTCCCTGTAGACAGAGAGACTATTGATAGGAAGAAGCGTGAGCACGACAAGGATAGAAACATAGGTCGTGTTGTACGTGACTTCGTTATCACTGGTAAGAAAGCTGATGGCAGATATGTTGTCGTTGGTAAAAAAGGAGAGAAGACTGCAAAGGCACCAGAAGATATGGGCTTGACTGCTGTTAAAGAAGGTATCGATATTGAGATACTTCATCAGCAGATGCTTGCCGAAGCCAAGAAGTCTAAGAAAGTTAAGAGATGGTGGGATGACGATGGAGATGGTAAAGGTTATGAGAAAGGTGAAGTGAAGAAGACTACTAAGGAGTCTACTGATCCACTCATTGAAAAACTCAGAGCTTCAGGAGTATTCTCTGAAGAAGAACTTAAGAAGATAGCGGAGACCTAACATGAGTAATCCAAACGGTAGGTCTGCACAGGATAGCTATCTCAAAACCAAAAAGAAGGGTAACGTAACAGTCAACCCAAAGAAGGAGGATCTAATGTCCGAATTATTTCAAAAGAATTTAAAGAACGCACTAGCAGACTTGCAGAAAGAAGCAGTCACTGCTGTTAACACAACTAAGAAGAAGGAAAAGGCTACCACTAAGGCAGATCCTAATTCTAATAAGGATGTACAACCTGATAACCCTGTAGAATGTGAAGAGTTTGATGACTCTCAGACTAAGAAGGAGATTGCAGAGCGAATGCGTCAGCGATTAGTGCAATTAACTCAGGAGCATGACAAGAAATACATGATTGATATAGCTGATCCTAAGTAATCTTATACATAGTGTACCTTATATTTGGTACAATGGTAAACTTTTTAATGCCCATAGCGATCAGTATTATCAACAAGGCAGTTGATAAGATACCTGACGATCTTGATTCAGTTATAAAAGATTTTGTTATTAAGCTACTAAAGAAAGCTGCTGCTAAGACAGAGAATAAACTCGACGATGAGTTGGTCGCTGCTGTAAGCAAGGCATTACTTGAATCTTAGTGCTTATAAATAAATTATAGGAAAATTAATTCTCAGAGGAGAAACAAATGGCAGTCTTTGGTACAATAGACGCTGCTACGTTTGGCAATAATGTTGCTGTCACTAATGGTGATGCTACTGTAACCAAGAATGCAGCTGATAGTGTTAACGTAGGAGATATATTAATCTTAAACGACGTTAACTATCTCGTAAGAGAAGTAACCAGCACAACAGCAATCGAATTACACAAAGCATATGCAGGGAGCACCAATGGTACTCTCAGTGGTGCTATCAGACGTACTGCACCAAAGGCAGTTGCTGAGTATGTAGTTAAGGGTGGTGACAGTGTAAGTTACGACTTAGTATTCGTTGATACTACAGAGCAAAGCATTGCTTCAAACAAGACACGTGGCATCACTGGTCCTGGTTGGTGGCAGTATCAAACTTATGTAACACATAACGGTGACACACGTCACAAGGCAGAATACATAGCACCTGCGAAAGCAACTGCTGGTAATGCTGGTGACATGGCTGACGACACAATCGCAGCAGATGTATTAGAAGTCATCACAGTTGGTACACAACCTGCAAACTCTACTTCTTCTAGTGGAGCTGGAACATTCGTTGCTGCTGCAACAGTGGATCAGTCAGGTACTATCACATATCAGTGGCAGAGACAGACAGCTGCAGCTACTACTCGTTGGGTAAATATCAGTGCTGCTGATCTAGATACTGGCATCACATATGCTAACTGGACTACTGCAACACTTGCTTACAGTGCTCTAGCTAATGACTCACTAGATGGTTATAAGTATCGTTGTGTGATTAACACAAGCAAAGGTGCTGCAACCAAGAGAACCAATGGAGCTGCAACAGTAACATTCGGTAGTTAGTAATCCGTATATTTTGTAATGCATTTTGAATCACTTAATGAAAAAAACTATTTGATGTTCGCTATTAAGCACTACGATAACCCTCAGTCGGTGACCGTAGATGATTTCATGGAGGATATGAAGAAGTTTAAGTACCTCAAGAGACTACTCAAGAGGTACTTAAAGACTGGCATCCTCCGAGTGAATCTCATATTGAATCATCTCATTATATTGTTTAATGTTTTTGGTGATGCGACCATACCTTTACTAATGTATAAGTTGGAGAAAGAGTATTGGTCCCTTATTAAAACCTTCCTCATCTATTTGAATAGGTATCCTGAATATCCAGGTTGTCTAGAAGAAGTAGACGCAGATGAAGACGTGTCAGATCTCTTAAAAGAAATATGATTAACGAAGATGCCCCAACAATGAGTGCTGGTAACGGTGGATTCTCTGGATCCGCAGCTGCCACTGGTCCTGTTGCAGGTTTTGATCCTCTGCTGGGTAGTAATAAGAAGGTGAAGAGGAGAAAGTATGGTACTAAGAAGGATGTTAAGGAAGCAAAGGTAGATAAGAAGTTACCTGATCACAAGAGAGCAACTGCTAGAGACAAGAGATATGGTAACCCA